ACCCATTGCTTTTGCTTGTGCAGTTGCAACCGATGCCATCTCTAAATTCTCAGATATCTTTTGGAGCATCAGTTCCACCTCGTCAACAGGTACTGACTTTGATTTTTCTACTGGTGTGGCAATAATCCCCACAAAAAAACAAGCGACAAAAAGCAATGTGATGTGTTTCATAGTTTTTTCATAGTGTTCATTATGCGAATCTCCGTGATGGCTGATGCCAATGCAGAATCCGAACGCTTTAGGGCGTAGGTCAATCGGTCAATCTTAATATCAAGTTGATCTATCTTGTGATTACTCTTTTCAATCTGCTCTTTATACCCCGACCGAAGGTCAACATACAAATAGCTAACAGCCAACAGCATACAAAAAGCAACGGCAGCAATTGGATTCTTACGAAATTGATCAAAGGAAACGGGGATAGGTGATGGGGTTTTTTTGATGGCGGTCATGTTATGGAAATGGGGGTGGAGGTGGTGGTGTGTATTCGCCTTGTGGTAAGGTTAAGACCCAAACCCACGAAGTCGGTGCGATAGTTACGATTTGTTGTTGTGTTAAGATATTAAACCAAACGCCATTGATATCCTGCACACAATTAAAGCATTGAAAAGGTGCAAATTCTTGTCCTTGAATTTGGTCTTTTTGTTCTTCGGTTAAAATATATCCTAACATTATACTTGACGGCTTAAAGATGTTTGAAACGCTTGTACTGCTGTATATAGGTTACCAGCTTGTGTGTCGGTTAATCCATCGCCAAGAGATGCAAAAGCATAATTTCTTGAAGATGATAATGTTGGTGAAGGGTTATTGTTTAATGCGCCAATGTAAACATTTAAAGAAGACAATGTCCCCGTACCTGCTCCCGATGATAAAATTGCCGTATTGTTTTTGAATAATTTTTGAGATGTCGCAGTTCTTGAACCAATATAAAATCCCGTACTATTTGCATTTGTAATATTCCCGGTATATCCTCCATTGTTATGCATAGCATAATAAATCGCATTATCAAATCTTAATAATAATCTTAACCTATTTGTGTCTCCTGCATCCAAATCAGCTGTTATTTGGTTTACATCCGTTCTTGAATATATGGAGATATGGGTTGAATTTAACAGCAAATTATTAGCTGGTATAATGCCCGTATTTAACGAAGTGTTACTTCCATTTCCTGTGATACCATTTGCACTATAAGTCCAACCACCGCTAAATGTACCCGTAAAACTTGAAGATTTTAAGTTTTGTGCACACGCTGCCGCACTTGCTCCGACCATTGGATAAACCGCTTTCATTGAATTCCAAATACCCGTACTTTTCATATCCAACACTAACTGATTTACGGCAACTTTTTCCGTGTTTGATAAAGAACCCCCCGCACTTGATACTCTTACAAAAAAGGAATTGGCATCACCATCATAAGCACTTTCACTGCCAATCTTTCCTAATTGCGTAGGCGTTTGACCTTGTGCCAACTTTTCCCCAAACCCTCTAAAACTTCCAAAGTCAGGCATTTTAATAATCTCCTTTTACTGCAAACACATTTACTCCAGCCGTGATGGCAACCGTTGTACCCACCTTTACGACTTGCCCCGCTTTTAATTGCAAATCGGAATAGGCAGTGACAACTCTTTGTGATGTGGTCGTAGTATCTGCGGTTACTGATATCAAAGCAATCTCATCAAATAATTTGAAGTTTGCACCTGTGCTATCACTCACAAAAATCAAAACCAAAGTTGCAGTATTCGTTCCAGCAACCTTCGCTCCTATCTGCGTGATTTTCGTGCCGTTTGTTGCAGCGGTTAAAAGTGTGACCGTGTTTGTCATTGTCGCACCTGTTCTGTCGGTTGTTGCCGCAGTCACGGTAGCGAATGCGAGTTCAGGGGTGAGTGCGAATATGGGTGATGTATTTGCAGGCATAGTTTAGTAGTTGTAAAATAGGTATAAGTCCCCACCCGTTGAAGGTGGAATGTTTAAGTTTGTCAAATTGCTTCCGTCAACCGCTGGAAGTTTAGCGGATGCATCTAATTGAACGAGTTTGTTGGCGGTGTTAAATGTGTTTCCTTGCGTTGTAACGGCAGATGATAGGCGTGAATCACCCAATGTACCACTTGTGATATTTGATGCGTTTGTGGTGTCTATATTTGGCACATCACCCAACCCTACTTGTGCTTTTGTGGTGGCGTGTGGGTTGCTTGTGTTGGATGTGTGTGATGTAAGCGTTGAAAGGTTTGCCGTGATTTGTGCTTGTAACTTTCCAAAGGCAATCAACACCGAATCAGTTGCAGAAATCACCGCATTGGTAACCAATGACAATCCAGTCAAAACAACCGCCCTCACTCGTGATTCCGTGAAATACTGATTTGTTCCTTCGCTTATGTCGGTTGTAGTCAATACAACTGCACCCGTTTTTGTGTTTACCGATTGAACATTTCCTTGTGATGCGATGGTGATGGTTTGAAGTGCATCGTCAAATGTGATTGATGTGTTTGAACCAGCCAACAAAGTTGCTTTGACTTTGGTATAAACACGAGTATTTGTGAAATATAGGTTTGTCCCTTCGGCAAGGTTTGTGGTTGAACTGGCTTCCAATACACGCTGACCGATGTTGGCAAGGTTTGTCCGCTTCGTGACATTCTCGCTATAATCAACGATTGGTATTGAGTCCTGATTGACATCAATAGTTCCTATCGGATCAAGTTGTGAAATTTTCTTGTTAGCCATACGATTCTACCAAACGACCTCCATCCTCTTGGAGCAATAAAAATGAATCTTCAGTCAATAAAAAAAACGCAGTCAATGCGTCAACATCGTAGTTCTTTTTCTCCAAATCTGTGGAGCGTTCAAAGCCAATGTCCCTTTGAGTGGTGAATAATTTCTCGGTCAATTGAACTTCGTGTTCAACTCCCATATCTCGCTGCGTGGTGTATATTTTCTCGCTCACGATACTTGGTAGAATAGTTCTTCGTTCAACAATGGGATGACTTTCAAGATGCCTGTCTCAACCAACTCATCAGCCAATGATGGGTTCAAGTTGTTAGAAGAAATTTGAGCATAGATTCTGTATTCGTGTTCACCAACTTCCAATGTCTTTGCATCGGTTGCACCTTCATCAAAAAGAAACTTGTTGTATCTCTCCTTGAATGTGCTGATGTCGGTCAAAATAAAGTTCTTTACTGCATCGGTTTGACGGCACTTCATACTGAATAGGAAATATGGGTTTGCAATCGTCACTTTTTCGGTGAGAGTTACATACCAATATTCGGAATCTTGCTTAGTTACTTGGAGCATCTATACAAAATAGCGAGTTGTCTTTTATGTAACAAAAAAGGGTGAGCAAATGCCCACCCCCTTTCTCTATGAATCAAGCAGAATTAAATGCCCAATGTTGTGATCACTGATGCTTGTACCAAGAATGGTGCTTCAGCTTCAATGGCGGATAGAGTCACCTCATATCCAGTAGAGTCACCCATCGCAGTTCCTGTGTTGCTGACCATTGCAGTCACATCACAACCCAAGTCCTTACCGGCTAACCAATACTCGTCATTGTTTGTTTTAACGATGCAATAACAACGACCTTGTGCAAGAAGTTTCATCTCGTTACGCTTGGTGGTTGACAATCTGCGAAGTTTGAACGCAATGTCGGCTTGGTTGAAAGATGTGCCGTTTTCAATGCTCACATTTGTGGTGTTTGTCATTGAGCCGGTTGCTTTAGGTAGCTCGTAAGTGTATACATCACCGCTCACCACAGTTGTTGCGGTTACTACACCACTTACAACGGTAAACTTTGAAGCAGTCCAACTAATTAGATGGATGCTTTTAATTCCACCGATTGCTTCCTTGCAATCAAGTGTAAATCCGGAAGTCAGCAGACATGCCATATAAATTTTTAGATTAAAGGGTGAAATAAACAACTTCAGATGGGAATGCAACCTGCACACCATACTTGAAAGTCAAACGGAAACGCACTTCGTCTGAATCCTCAGAGTACCAAAGTTTTGCGATTTCCTCTTCGTTTGCAAGGTCAGTTCCTAAGAAGAAGTTAGACAATGAACCGGCAAACAATTTGTTTGTTCCGTTCAAACCACCAACGGCGATCAACTTCATATTAGTTCCAGGATAAACCATTTCCATTTCAGTTGCAGCATCAGCCACATAGTGAAACAAATTGGCGTTCTTCAAATTAACCAACATCAACTTGTAAGCGTCAACACCCAAGAAACAAACTAAGTCAGTTTTGGTTGCAACGGCAGCAGGGATGTTTGCATAGATTTGATCCAAGATGTCATCAATGTTTGCAGAAGTTACAGTTGTGAAAGTTGTTGGGGCAGCATTCGCCAATGTTGGAGATGCAGCAGCGATGATTTTGCTCAAACCATCAAAACGGTTTAAGTTAGGATTACCACTTGCAGTATCACCTTGCCAAATCGCAGTTTCCAAAGTTTGTGCAATCACGGCTACCTTCTCGTTTCCAATCTGCTCCTCGAAAGGAATCATTGTTGGTGAACCAGGCATAATTTGTGTCTGCATCCACTTTGCTTCCAAAGTTTTAGGACAAAGAGTTTCTTCAACTTTCACCGCACCAACGGTGATGTTTCTTTGTGTGAAGGTAGTTGTACCACTTGGATTGTATCCGCAGCCATCGGCTTGAAAGAATACAGTTGAAGCGATGATGTTCAAGGCAGCAGATGATTTAACACCTACTTGCACTTGGTTAGCAGCGTACATCGCAGCAGCAGTTTTACCGCTGAACAATGCTTTAACCAACAAGTCTGTTGATTGTTCGTTGTTGTAATTAACGAGAGATCCGACTGAAAATGCCATAGTTTTAGTTTATTTATTTAGTGAGTTTTTTAATCTTTTCAATGCTTCAAACTGATCATTCTTCTTGTTTGAAACGGGAGTTTTTGTGGGTTCTTCTGAAGGCAAGTCAGCAACTTTCTCGATTAGGTCGATTGCTTTGCTCATTGCTTCTTTGTGTGTGTTGTTAGATGCAGTCAATGTTGCTACCTTAGCAGTCAATTCAGCGATTGCAGTTTCCATCTTGGCAACTACTTCGTTGAATGCAGATACGGTTGCGAACTCTTCGGCTTCTACTTCAACTTCGATTTCAGGTTCAACGATTTCAGTAACCATTCCACCAACGGTTGTCACCAACAATCCACCTTCAACTTCGTGAGTTGCATCAGGTGCTGGGATGTCACCTTCAGCAGTTTGAACGAAGATGGCAGTTCCGATTGCCAATTCACCTTCGTAAGTGATTACAGTACCATCAGTCAATGTGGCGGTTGCCATATCGACTTTGATTTCTTCGTCAGAGAATCCGAGCATTGTGCGGATTTCCTTCAATGTTTCTTTTGCGTTCATTTGTATATTAATTAGTTTTTAGTTGTAAGTGTTGCAATTTTACTTGCCATTCCATTGGGAAAGGATTGATTTCATTTGCTCAAGGAGTTGTTCATCAGCATCAACCGGGAAGTCAAAAACACCCTCAACTGAGAATCCTTTGAACTCGCCTGACTTGACTTTTGCCCACACTTCTTCGTTGTCGATAAGGTATGAAACAAACCACGAACCATCGGCAACCTCTTCAAATCCCTTTGGTGGCATCACGCCCCGTTCACGATCAATGATGTATGATTCAAACAAGCTCACGCCATCAGCAATCGGTGTTTTGTGGTGAGTGTTCACCGCATCGTACTTGTTGCCTCTTGCCCACTTCTTTGCAATCTTGAAGATGCTCTCCTTGTCGAATACCACATAGTATTCACCACGCACATCATCCCTTCGGTAGATGGGTAGATCGGCAATCATAGCTGCTCCAGTAACGATGCGTTTCTCCTCGTCTTGTATGGCAAATTTACTCGCTGACAATTTGCGTTCAGTCCATCTCAACATCTCCTCACCACCCCACAACAAATAAGAGATAGTCCCACAAGCGGTGTCATCATCGGGGTTGTAGTATTCCTTTGCTCGTGATAGGTATGAATAAATCCTTTGAACGGTTTCATCGCTGATTGCTTCACCTTGTGCCAATTGTTGACCTCTAACCTTGCCGACTTGAGTTGCACACTTGTTGCCATTCTCTTCGTTCAATCGGATACCTCTTTCGGCATTTGCTTTCGCACCTTCAGGATAATCCGTGTAACTCTCAAACTTTGACTGATACATTGAATAACATATCGCAACGGCTTGTTCACTATCCTTGCCTTCGCCAATTAAAATTGGGATACATCTTTGAACGAACTCTTCTTCACTTTCATTTGGATTCGGTTCAACAAACTGTTCTTCAAATGCAAGAAAGTCCTTTTGTATGGCTGGAGTTTCTACCAAAGAAACGAACTCAATGCCCGTTTCCTCGTCAAACTCGTTGATGTCTAATCGGTATACTGGTAACTTCATCTTTCTTAAATAGCACTATTTTACAACGGATACTTTTCTCGTAGTATCCACACGATCGGTTGTTCTGCGGATGTCACCTTCAGTCACAAAAACCTTTGTATCAAATCCGCTTACGGTTGGAAGTGATGAGCTGATATTTGGTGCTGACATTTGTGGCATTCCTCCTCCGTTCATTTGTCCTGCACCTGATGGTGCTGACGGCTGACCGCCTTTGAGGATATCCCTTGCCTTCTTGGCATTGGTCAAAATCATTGCTGCCAATCCAATGTACTTTGCTGCACCGGC